CAGCTAATCCTGCAGGTTGTGTTAATGTTTTAGCACAAGATATTGTTTGACTACCATCCCCTGTATTAGAATAACCACTTGGTATTAAAACTGTATAGGTTACTGTACGTTCAGTTGATGTTGTTACTGATGCAAAACTAATAGGTGTAAAATCTGTAATAGTACCTGTTTGTGTTGTACCTACATTTATTGCTCCTTTAGTTGTTATTGCTTGTCCTGTTAAATTTGCAATGTCACAAGTAAAAGCAGGTAGTGTATTTGTTGCTTGTTGTTCAAATACTTTAGAACAATATATAACTGCTCCTGCGTTTGTGTATCCTGCAGGTGCTGTAAGTTTAAAGAATAGCGTTACGTTTTGTGCTGAACTTCCTGTGTTAGCTGCAACGCTTGTAATTAAAGCACCACCACTTGTTAAACTTATTCCTGTAATTGCTGCTATTGATTGTGGGTTAGTAATTACACCTGCTTGTGAAACAGAACCACCCCCACCTGCAAGGTTTGCAATCGTACAATTAAATGCAGTTGATAAACCGTTTACAGTAACCGATATAGATTGAACTGCTGTACAGGTGTTTGCTGTATTATCAAATGCTTCAGCATAGATAGTTTTAGTACCACCTATTTGGTTAGATGTTAATGTAAGTGTTGATGTACTTAAACTTGTTGTTACTAAATTTTTGTGTTCGTTTATTATATTGTATCCTGCTATTGTACCACCTGTAAAGTAAGAAGCTAAATTTATGGTTACACTACTACCACCTACTGTTATAGTTTGAGCAGGTACACTTCCACTTGTTGTAACAGTTGTTGTACAAGTTGTACCGTTTACAAATGCAGGTTGTGTTGCTGTAACATTACAAGTAATAAAACCATCTGTATCTGTGTTGCTAAAACCTACTGGTATTTGTATTGTAATTTGTAATGTTCTACTTGTTGGTGAACTAACTGTTGCATACTTATCAGCATTTTGTGCTGTTATAACACCGTAATCTAAAGAAGGTAAAGTAATAATACCTTGTTGATTTATAGTAAAGTTTCTTGGGTTAGCAATAAAACAATCAAAAACTGGTGTAGGAATTGATGGTTCTGTATATGCTAAAAAGTATGGACTTCTTAAATTTATCTTTGTACTCATCTTAATCTATCTTCGTTAAATGTAAATGCTAAAAAATCGTCTACGTCTAAACCAAAACTATTTATTAGTTTATCAGGTAATTTTTTAAATCCTTGTTCAAATGGTTTAGTAAAAAACAAAGAAGGTTTAATTCCTTTTTTATATATGCTTCTTGCTATTAAAAATCCTATTGTATTGTAGTTACCTTTTTTATATTTTCCTTGTGCATCTCTTAATCTAATGTTTTTACTTTGCGCCCAAGCTGCTAATGGTTTTACTGGTGGCATTTTTGTAGTATAAGAATAAGGTGTATTGTATTTCTTTTCTTTACCACTTACCCCTTTATCTTGAAACAATCCATAATCTTCCATCTCAAAGTCTACATTGATTGAATTAGGCATTACCTTCACATTACCCTTCAAACTATTATAAAGTTCTTTAGAAACGTTCTTTTTGCTTTTAGTTAACCTTGTACGTGCTTGTTGTATTACAAAGTTTTTAAAGGCTTCTAATGCAGCTTCTGTTTTCTTTAGTCGCATATTGTCATATCGTTTTGTACTAATACATCAAAGGTTGCTGCCCATCCTGCTAACTTGTTTTCAAATCTATCTACAAATGGTTCACAGTTTACATCACCTTCTACTTGATATAATTCTGTATATAGGTCACCACGTTGTAAGGTGTTTATTATTCTTGTTAGTAAAGCCAGTTGTGTGTTTAGTACATCTTGTTCGTTATCGTTTCCTACAAATATATCAGTAGTAGCTTCTTTGCTTATGTCTACAATATCCATTGCAAGTATAGATACGTTGAATGTAAGTGTTTTACTTCCTACAGTTGTGTTGTTTACTATGATATGTGACAAAGGAAATATTGTTTGCTTGTTCAAGTCTACATCATCTAAACTTCCAAACGTAACTGTATTTACAAATGGTTCTGCAAGTAGTGCATCTTTTAGTTTATCCGTTAAGTTGTAAAATCCTTTCATCTACGTTTTATTAGTTGTTTTTCTAATTGTATCTTTTCTTTTTCAAATGCTAAATACATCAGGCATTGATGAACATTTAGTTTAGTGACTGTGTTAAATTGGGTAACATCTTTTTGAGCGAGTCCATATAGAGATTGATACCATCCCCACTTAACCCCAAAGTTTGCTTCTGCTGTGTAGTTAGTTTCTTGTTCGTTTCTTTCTGTAAAAAGTTCAGGATAGTTTTCGTTAACTCGTTGCTTAAATGATAAAAAAAAACCATAGCAGAAAAGACTACATCTAATGGTGCTTGTTTCATAGCTTCATCATTTACTATTCCTTCGTATTCTTCTATTTGGTATTTATGTCCTTTGCTAAATGTAACTGGTCTGTATAGAACACTCATTGCTTTGTGCATCGTTTGCCAGTCACCTAAATTATTATCAAGGTCTATATACTCGCCTAATGTCATATCATCAAGAACAGGAATGAAGCCTAACTTAACACCGCCTAATTCAAAGGTAGGTATCAAGTCGTGCTTTGTGTCAAACACCTTATTTAAGTGTAGTGCTATTTCCTGTACGCTTTTATATTTAATTGTAGCTACATCCTTTAAATTAAGGCTACAAAATATCTGTACCATCTTCTGAAGTAAGAAAGTAGTATCCTTATTTTCTTCTGTGTTTAGCTTTTCAAACTTTTGATATTGACCTAATGTAATTTCTTTTAGGCTATCAGGTACGTTTATTTCAATCTTCATATTAATACAATAACTTTAAGGCTTATTTGTATAAATAGAAAAAGGGTCACATCTCTGCAACCCTAATCCTACTAACAAAATGAAAAAGACATTTGTAGCTGCCCAAACTATTCCCCTAATATAAACCTTTTATATGCGTATTGATATGCTTCTTCTATTTTATCTTCTAATACTGTACTGTTTTGCTTGTATGTAGTTCCATTACCTTCTACCTTGTTCTTACCCTTGTAGTCTATGTGAAGGGTAACTTCAGAACCTTTATACGTTCCTTTTACAGTTGGCTTCTGCACTACATATATTTCTTCGTACCAACACGCCTGTCTCATTTTATGATTCAAATATAAACATTATTAAATACATCCAAGCGTACATAGATGCGTATGCTGTTAATCCCCAAGCTGAAGCTACTATTATATTCTTATAGCTAAACATTGCTTTTAGTATCCTTGTTTCTAATCTATTGTTTTTCATAATAATTGTTTTAGTTAAACTTTGTTTATACGAATATATAAACTTTTTTTTAACAATCCAAATTAGTATATATAGTATTCCCCTTTGTTAGGGTTTTCTAATTGGTCTGTTAATACGTAACGTGCAGCGTCTATACAGTCAGGATGTAAACCAGTTGGTTTTTGTAATTGGTTTCCTTCTTTATCCTTTGCCCATACATATCCACCTAATTCACGTTTAAGGTTCTTACTTCTTGCTGTTACATATATTTCATTTTGGTTCATTAGGTTTAAACCATATACTACTGAATCCCTACCTTTAGTTACACCGTGTATATTATGACCATATCCTTGCAGTTCTGCTATTGATTTTGGTTCTGCTGAATCAGCTACAATGTTTTCTTTTATATCAGCTTGTGATAAGAACCTGCTTATGTCCCTGTTAAGCATTCCTTTCTTGTATAGAACCTCATCATAGATATAGGCATTGTTCCATTTATATAACCCTATTAATGTTGTTGGGTCTACACTATAACCAAAATCCATACCATAAGCTAATAACCTTGCTTCTTGTGGTAGGTTATCTATTTCTTTCCAGTCAGGTATGCATACACCTTCTAAAGAACCTGTTTCACCAAGTCCATATACTCTCCACCAGTTTGCCCAATATGTAGAAGTCTTTCCTTTTTCCTTTGCTTTTTCTATTTCCTTTACAATAGTTTGGTCAAGTACTTCATTGTCTTTATATGTTAAGGTTATATAGTCTGCATCTTCTTGTCCTATTATTTCTTTGTCTACCCAAAACAAACTGGAAGGGTTATAGTCTAACCATATGTTGCCACTTGTTCTTACTGCTAATTGATTGTAAGCATCAAAAGGTACATTGTTACATTCGTTTATATATAAGTCAGTT